ACGTGGACTTTTTGGCGGCAGCACTTCCCGCCTTTGTGATAACAGGATGGGACCCATCCATTATTCCAGATTTCAAGCAACGTGTAGGGACTATTCTAATGAACAGAAAATTCCAACTAGAGAATGCGAATTCGTCAGAGCTTACGTACAGGATGCCTATCCAGAAGATCGAAGACCAGCAATACGTTCAAGACCGTTCAACTTACCTTTGGCTGTTTGTATTATCTAATTCAATTAATGGAGTTGTCACTTGTGACACTACCTTCTTTTATAATTTATCATTCACGGCAGACGCCACTACCTAATGTGTGATCGCTGCCTTCCTGTAATAAACAATAGGAGCGCATAGCAACGGGGTAAGTATTACCCCCGTTGCCCTGCGCCCCCTCCCTATCTATAAAAAGAGGAACCCCCTCATTATGTTTCAATGCCTTCTCAACCACAGTACTTTCAGTTTTGCTTTACACTCAATAACTATGTCGAAGAGGAGCTCACCACTGTCCGCTCCTTCTGCCAAGATGAAGGGAAGTACTTCATCATCGGCAAAGAAGTTGGAAACTCAGGTACCCCTCATCTGCAAGGATACGTGTCTCTCAAACGACGGCGTACTTTCCTTTTTGTTCGGGATAAGCTCTCATCTAGGTGCCATATCGAGAGCGCAAGAGGTACTGCTCGACAGAATCGAGAGTACTGCTCAAAAGGTGGAGATTTTGAGGAAGGAGGTTCAATCAATGAAGGCCGTGCCTCCTCCCGTGACCGAGATGAAGTCTCCAGATCGTTCATGGCTGCCGTCCGACGAGGAGATCCGGGCCTGGTTGAATTCGCCAATACGGAGCCCCATACATGGATCCACCATGGATCTAACATGCTCCGAAACGCTCTTTCCATCTACCCCCCGATCGAGCGTCCATCCATCAATGTACGATGGATATACGGACCACCAGGAGTGGGTAAATCAAGAGCTGCGCATGCAGCACTCCCAGAAGCATATGTGAAGGAACCAAGAACGAAGTGGTGGAATGGTTACTTATGTCAGAGTGATGTAATAATAGATGATTTCGGTCCAAATGGTATTGATATAAACCATTTGTTACGTTGGTTTGATCGTTATAAGTGTTTAGTCGAAAATAAAGGAGGAATGGTAGCGCTGTACGCTACCACCTTCATAGTTACAAGTAATTTTCATCCGCGTGAGTTGTTTAAGTGGGGGGATGAGATAAATCCCCAGGTTCCTGCTCTTGAAAGAAGGATTGTAATCGAACATATGTTATAATGCAAGTGTGAGATTTCCAAAAATCATTGTATAAGCAGATATAATTGCGTAGAGTCCAGAGCATGGGGCCTAAATTGACTAGGGCCGGAGCCCCCCTGGGGGGCAGGCGCGCCTTAGAGGCCGCGCCGGGGGGTCACCGCGCGGAAGCGCGCCCACCTCTTTCTAATCTCGAGCGCGCTCTGGCGCGTGAGAGGACCACACGTTTCACTATAAATACCCCCTGATGGGTAATACTTTACCATCATGGCGTACAAGAGGAAACGAGTTTACGCACCCAAGCGTTCAGCTGGAAAGAAGAGGCGATTCGCTAGGCGTCGTCCTAGGCGATCTGCCGGACTTACTTCTAAGTCTGGTATTGGTCAGTCTAATGGTTTCCGCGCAAAGAAGATTTCTCGTAGAAGATGGAAGAAGATGCTTTGGGATTCCACACTTATGCTTACTCATTATCGTTCTAATAACGCTCGATACGTTGCTCTTACAACTGATGTTACTGCGGCTACTGGTACTATGAATGCCCAGTCAGCATTACGGTTTGGCGGGAATAACTTTTATGTAGCTGCTGGTGGTTTACAGCCACAGCTTACAGGAACTGCTTCCCCTGTATTCGAAGGAGATAAAGTTCTACGTGGTGGAACCATTGGAGTCCGCTTCTATAATAATGCCACAGATAATACAATTATCTATGTCAATTGTTTCTTGGTGAAATCCAACGTGGACTTTTTGGCGGCAGCACTTCCCGCCTTTGTGATAACAGGATGGGACCCATCCATTATTCCAGATTTCAAGCAACGTGTAGGGACTATTCTAATGAACAGAAAATTCCAACTAGA